TTCCGCGCTTGAGCCAAGACCGCCTGTGATGTTGATCGTGTAGTTACCCATTCCAGAATTGCGTCCAGATAGTGGGATGACCGCTTCAGGGCCACGCTCACCGATCATTGCAAGCGTAGGCCCTGTCACGATTCCACCGTCCGCAAGCATAGGGATATTTGGAACGGAGAAGCCTTTGCCACCAATACCGGGCACCCAGTCAGGAATGCCAAAAGACAATTTGCCGACTGTGTTATTCCATAGTTTGGCGATGCCGTTAAAGAGTGACTTGTAGATGTTGAAGATTGCTGTGAAGTAAGTAGTCAGTCCGTCAAAGACCGCTTTACCGCCTGCAAGCATCGCATTGAAAACGGTGTCTACGATTTTGCGGACGGTCTCAAACTTGAAGTAGAGCGCGGTCAGGATCGCTATAAACGCGACGATTGCCAAGATGACAAGTGTGACAGGGTTGGCAAGTAGGAGCGCGTTAAACACTGCGACAACGCCGTTCACGATCATCTGTGCAGCTGCATAAACTTTCATAGCGGCATTAAGAGCCAAGATCGTTACTGCGATTCCACCGATCGCGCCTGCAACAATAAGGAAGACTTTAGTGTTCTCTTGTGCCCACGCGCCAAAGGCGATTAGGTACGGAAGGAGCGCTTCGACTACTGGGATTAGTGCTGCACCGATTGACTCTTTGGTCTCTGCCAATGCGATTCCGAGACGCTTCATTCCACCTTCGGCAGTGGCGGCAGCTGCGGCAGAAGCACCACCGAACGATCCGCCAAGCACATTCATTACATCTTCCAGCGATGCACCGTCTTTGATCATTGCTTTAATTTCTGGACTAAGTGCGGCAAGTCCTTTCATGTTTCCGCCGTAAGCCTTGGCAAGAGCGTCGGATACGGTCGCTAGGTCTTTGCCTGATCCTGCGGAGATGTCTTGTGCGAGTGCAAGCGCTTTGTTTGCTTCCTCGATGTCTTTAGTTCCGCGCACAAGTGACGCCAGTGCCGGGCGAAGTTCAGAGTCCGCCACGCCTGACGCAAGACTCATCTTTGTGATCATGTCTTCTTGTGATGCGATCTGTGCGTCGGTCGCGCCAGTGACATTCTGAAGTGCAAGCGCGAGCTGTACCTGTTCGGCTTGATCTTCCATTGCCGCCTTGGTAGCGCCTACTAGAGCCAAACCTAATCCTGCGACAGCTGCGGCTGCTGGGACTGCTGACTTCTTAATGGCGAAGGACGCTTTGGCCGATGCGCCCTCGAGTTTCTGAAATTCCTTGATTGCGCGCTGGGTTCCCTTCGCGTTAAATTCTGAAATTATTGGAAGGATTACAGCCATGACTATTGTGCTTTCAAGTTCTGTCCGACGGCTTTGCCAACGCGATCCACTAGCGTCTCCATAGCACTATTGAGATCGTCTTTGTGGGCTTCATATTGACGCCATACTACTCTCGATGAATCTCCGTACTTGGCTGTTAGTGCAGCGCCCATGCGGTTACTTGTTGAAAAGTCAAAGAATGAAGCTGCCGCGCCCAGCCATTTAATCGCAAAGGTCGTGAGGTTCACTGTGTTTTGTCGGAACTCTTTTGGTGGTTTTGTGTTGATGTACGCTTTGACTTTGTGCTCGGTAGGCCAAGGAAAGACCTGATAGGAGCCGCGCAAAGACCAGCTTCTTTGCCAGCCTGACAGAGGGTAATTTAGGGGTATAGCAGATTCAATGTCGGAGACTAGACCAGCTGTAATCCTTTTGTAATCTTTCGTGATCTCGCGCCGTAAAGACTTGTCAATCTTGTTTAGTTCTTTTAGTGCTTCTTTAAGGCCATAGACCTCTATGCGAGTTTCAATTCCTTCAGCCATGTCACCTCTTTTTGTTTTGTTTTTCTAGCACTGCGACAATGGTAGTTAGGTCTCGCGTGTCGAAGGTGTCAGCGTAGAAAGTGGGAGCCCACCCTGTCGCGACTACAAGTTCGGCGAGTTGTCGCCTGTAGCCGCGTCCGTAGGGTTTACATCAGTTGAGTCCTCTACGCCAATTTCGACATCTGGATTTGCTTTAAGCCATTCGCGCCAAGTAGCAGGAAGTGTTTCGCCTTTGACGCCGAGCATGATGTACGCCCAGCAAGCCATGTCTGATGCACCGATACCGCGACCGTCAGACACTCGACGATTCTCTAGGCGTTCCCATTCAGCAATGGCAAAGAGGTTTGTAATGAGTGTTTCTTTTTTGTCTCCGCGTGTAAGCGTGAGTTTGATCTTCATTGTCTTTCCTTTCGTCGGGCCAAGGAAGGCCGTTATTTAGACTGTGACATCAGCCGAGTAGACGCCACCCATAAAGGTAATGTCAATCGACTGCAGTTCTCCAAGCGAGGCGGAGATCACTGGCAACGACTCAAGATATGTGCCTGTCAGAGTGAAGCCAGGATTCGTGCTGGAGTCTGCTGCGTCCGAAGGATTTACGACAATATTTAATTTGGTGCCGACAAGCGGTGCAAGTGTTGCGTAAGTCGCTGAAGCGGCATAGCTAAGAAAAAGAGTCAAGGTGCATTCGTTGTCTTCAAGCCCAGCTGTAAAAGTGTTTGCCGTGTTGCCAAAGACCGTGTCATTCAGAGCGGTCACAGTACGAGTCACAGTGGCAGAGGTGCACCAGCCCGTAAGGTTCGTGGCTCCGACGAGCACTTTTGGATTTGAAAGAATAGTTGATGTTGCAGCCATGATAATTACTCCTTGGAAGTGTTGGTTTTAGTTTGACACATAATGAGACCGAGAGTGTGGATTAGGCAGTCTGCACGACAGTAGAGACCGACAGCTCATAAGCAGGAAGCGTTGAGCCGCCGATGTCAAGGTTGGTTGGGCGTCCAGATACGACCCCAATGTCTAGCGCGTAGATCTGGGCAAGGATATTGAGCAGACTCTTTTGGGCGTCAAGGTTGCCCGGGCCGAGCGTGATGATCTGCAAAGTAAAGTTCAATTTGGCGACATTGTAGTTGTAGCCGTCTATGGAGTCGATATTGACGAAGACGGAAGGTGGAGTGATATTGCGCGGATCGTTATTTACTTGGAGCCCTACGACCGTTGAGAGCTTCGCTACAAGATCGTCGTAGCCTTCGTTAAAGAGATCTGTGTAGTTAGGTACAGCCATTAGGCGACCTGCGGACGATCAATTCCCAAGAGCTGGCGGATCATTCCGTTCAGACCCATAACTGGAGTTACCCCCATGTTTTGGAACGAAGCAAATTGGTCTACCGATCCGCGCTGGCGATACAAAGCGCCACCGTACATCTGCGTCCCTAGGAAGACATCTTGTGAAGGGACGGTCGTAAGGGAGTCCACATAGCCTGCTTCCATACGGCGACGCCAGCAGAATTGTGAAGCAGCTGCGGCGCACACTGTCAGGAACGCGGCGTCTGCTGCGGTCGCTGTACCAATGCCGAGCCAATCCTCGATGTTTGCTGCCGTGACCCAAGTGCAAGTCTGGGTGATTGTTAGCGTGCCTGTAGCGGCGACTCGTTGGACATCGGCTGCGGTCTTTGCAAATAAGACTTGGTTAGCGATTGGGACATTGACATCGTAGAGAAGATCTCCGTAGGTGTCGATGCCTGTGTAGAGGTACTGGGGCAGTGCCCTGACCGTGTAGGTGCCGTTAAAGGTTGCGTCTACTCCAGCGATGACGACACTTGCGCCGAGTTCAATCTCCGCAGGGGTGAGAAGTTGAACTACGGCGTAGTTGTCTAAGAGATACTTTTCAGTAACTGTGTAAACGGCCATGAGCGGATGCTCCGCTCTCGACTAAGCCTGTGTGATCTTGCGAATCATGCTCGAGTTAGCAGCAAAAGTTGCTGCATATCCGAACACGCTCATCTGGCGACCGAGTGTTGATGGAACTTCTACTGAAAGCATTCCGCGATCTTGGCGGTAGATCTCAAAGGCGTTCTTGTTCATGATGACCATTGTCTTAGCGGCAAACTTGTTGTCTACCACGATCTCAAGACCCAGTGGGTTCATGCCCGACCATGATGTTGCACTTCCCGCGCCGAGCGAGTTCTGACCGTTGAGACCTGGTGCACCAATGCTTGGGAAGATTGGGCGACCAGTTGTGTCTACAAGCTGACCCATAAGAGCCCAAGTTGCAGGATCAACAAAGATGTGAGTAGGTAGGAAGTTAGTTGCCGCAGAGATTGTTACTGCCGAGTCGTAGATTGACTTCATCAAGTCGGTTACTGACAAGTCCCACACTCCATCCGAAGATGCTGCTGCAAGCAAGTTGTCTGCTGCGTAATTGTCAATCGCTGTGAGGTATTGACCAGCGAGATCTTGAACAATGATTTGCATTGCTGCAGGATCGGTGAAGTCCAATACCTGGTAGGAGAGCTGGGCACTGCCGCTGAAAGTTACTTTGCTGACCGAATTCGATGCAATCACGGCAGTTGTTGCCGATACTGCTGTGAGCTCTGTGGTCTGTTGTGCAACTGTTGGGTGAGTCGTCCATGTTGGGCGAATGAAAGTTGAACCTGCACCGCTGTTCGGCATTGCTCGAGTTCCGAGTGCATTAAGCACTGGAGCGATGTAGTTGATATCAGCAAAAACAGGAGCCAAAATTGGAACTGGAATTATGCCAGCGTCGTTAGAAAGCACATTGTCGCCAGCTGCCGCTTCAAGCGGTGACTTGTGGAATGCGCGGTAGTCAGCAAATACGCGTTGTGCGGAAGCTGCAAACTCTCCGCCTTTGTGCATTGCTGCAACAAACTCGCCAGCATTTGGCAAGCGTGGCTCGCGTTTTGCTGATGCAAACAATGGTGTAGGGACTGCTGCTTCTACTGCTGGGGTTTCAATGACTTCGGACATGGTTTCGTTCTCCTGTGTAGGTTCTGTTTCTATGATACTTATTTCTTCGTCTTCGTGGTGGATGCTCGCAGCGATTTCTGTGATTTGGGCTCCCTCGAATGCTGGGACGGCGACGATACTGAGCTCCGTCCAACTAGCCTTTTTAATTTCCATAACGCCAGCCTCGTCGTATGCGAAGTCAAGAGGCGTAATTCCTATTGAGACCGAATCAAGCACGCCGTCTTTCATGAGTGTCATGGCCTCATTCCCTTGAATTGTGTCGCTGATCTTGGCAGTAAAAAGCATGCCGTCTGGAGTGGATTCGCGTGAGCTGACAATTCCGATTGCGCTTGAGGAGTCGTGATTCATAAAGAGTCTTGGTGCTTTGCCGTCTACAGGTAGCGCGCCTTCAAGTACCCGAACGGTAGTTCCGTCCGAGACTGTCGCGTCTACGCCGTAAGGGACTGCGATGCCAGAGATCGTGCGGCGCGGTGCACCGTCTGGGCCTGCTGCGTCAATCGTGACTGCTTCTGCTGTGAACTTGATCATGACATTATTTCCGTATCTGTTGGGGTCATTTCTGACATGTCTTTGCTGTATTCCTCCGAGAGGTAATCATCTGAATCAAAACGAACGAAGGTTCCGCGCGGTAGGACATTGTCCATTGACAAAGTGTTTTGGATGCACTCTGCAATCGCTTTAGCGCCAAAGCTCCAGAGGTCAAGCCTGGCACCTTGGTTGCTTACATATGAATATCCGCCGACGGCAATTCCAAGAAGGTAACTAGGGACATTGGTGAGCCTGCTGCACTCGAGCGCTTGGTAGTTTGCTGCATCAATCAAAAGCATTTTGTCAGGGGTAGCACTTGTCTCAATATATTTTAGATTTTCTGAAAGAGCCGCAGTCTGATTAGTTGCGCGCGCCGAATTAAACGCGGCTGCAAGGTCTGCAAGTTCCTGCGACGAAAGGGGTTCCCCTCCAGTGACCTGAAGGACGCCAGCTGGAATCAGGCTGTTCGCGTTCCTGTATCTTGCGGCTTCCAGCTTGAGTGCAGTTGCAACGACCATTGGTGACTGATAAATAATTCCTTGCACGCCCGAGATAAACTGCACAACATTTGTTGGATCAAGTTCTTGTCCGTTGAAGTAGATCTGCTTGGAAGGTGCAAAGAAGACTGGGCCGTTTGTTTGATCCATGCGAGTTATTGACCCAGCAGGAAGACGCTCAAAGGACGCTGGATAGCCGTCAGCCGTCCTACTTGTGATGGCGAGGTAGCCCACTCCGTAGAAGAAGATGTCGTCCACCAACCAACTAAGAAGCGTCGAGTTCGGAATTGTAGGCGACAAGCGTCGAAGCCAAGACCTAGGGGCAAGAGGAATCTCCTCCATTTCTCCTTTAGTGTCGTCCCACATTTCACCGTACATCTCAAGCGGCATGCAAGAGATCACTGATGCAATTAAGTCGCGTGCGCGTGAAATTGCAGGAACGGACATTGCTTTGTTTCGTGCTTCACCCTCTTGGTAGGTGTAATACTGTCCGATCATTGACTGACCTGTGTACCCACCACCGCCGGCAGCTGCGGCTTTTACTGGAGCAGGCGAGATCGCTGCTTTATTTGTTTTGCGATCAAAGAAGGCCATAGCACAAGATTACACATTGTCAAGGATTAGTGGTGGCACTCGCCCAGTCAGTTGCGGTATCCCGACGACAGGCAAGCAAGCGGACGAGTGCCAAGATGATATTACTGATTTACAACGACGACCATAGGCTTTGAGGAGTTTGCTGGACGAGCTGCCGCAGCTGCGCCCCAGATCATTGTTCTGCAAAGCTCAATCGGGCCAGCCGACTTTTGCGACGACACTGCGATCGAGCCTTGAGTCCTAACCATAACCGCACGACATACATGCTCGGCAAGCATCGCTTCGCCAGTGTGCACGATCCGTCCTTCACTAATCATGTTCCTTACGATGGGGGTGTACTGAAGAATCTCTTTGTAGCCCATGACGACGCGCCGACGCTCAAAGATCGGTGGACAGTGTGCGTCAATCGTTGGCGAGAAGATGAACTTGACCGAAGGATCTGCGGCGTGAGCTGCGACATGAGCCCACAGTTCTTTGGCTGTTTCGGCAGTGAACGCGACCGAGACACAAGTACGACCGTCACCAAGAGCGACCGATCGAGTCGCAAAGTAACGCGATTCATCCATAGATGCCTCGACGGAGATTACGCCGCCAGTAGGAATCGGGCCGTCGTACTTGAGGTCTGGCCAAAGGTGGGTCTGGATCCACGACTGGGTTGAGGCGATCCACATGTTGAGCGAAGAGCGCAGGAAGTTGGATCGGTCAGGATCTTTGGATTCGGCGCGCAAAGTGTCCATCGTCAGAGTGTGTCCGAGTGCCGGGTTGCCCCAACCGAAAGACGATTCCAACATTGGATCTACTGTTGGCGGTGGGCTCCATTCCGCAAAGTAAAAATTGGAAGGGTTATTTGTGTCAATCAGTCGTAGCGCGTTCTCTCGATGTCTGATAAAAAGCGAACTTGATTCGGTGCCAGCGGTGGAGAACATTGCCAGGAGCGGAGACCTGCGGACGCGCTGTGTTGGGATAAGGCCAGCCATTGCGATCTCCGAGATATCAAAAATTTCATCGGCACAGATCAGATCTACTGACATTCCGTGACCGATAGAAGGGTTCGCCGCGCGTACCATCCACCGAGATCCGTCTGGCATGGTCGCCGAGTTCCGACCATAGGACTTGTAGATCGTTGCACCTAGACGCTCAAGTATCGGAGCAAGTTCATCGAAGAGCAAAGTGCCAAGCGTCAAAGTGTGAGCTGTAGAAAGGATCGTTTGTTTAGTGCCTCGGATCTTTGGCATCTCCAAAATCCAAAATAGGATCAAGCATTGAATCAGGACGGTCTTGCCATTTTGTCTCGCGACAGATACAAGGCTTGATCTGTGAACGAGATCATCCTGTCCGTCTGGAGCATGGGTAAATCCGAGCATCCGCTCAAGACAATGAACTTGCCAAGGCATGAGCTCTATGTGAAGCAGCTCTGAAGCCATGTCCCCCACAAGGCCAGCCCACGATCCGTCACAGTCTGGAACGATTGTTTCTAGTCTCGGCTGGTCATGGTTGATCTCGGCTGGTTCAGGCTGGTTCAGGCCAGTTG